CCAAAGTTTTATGCAATCGACCTGTCATTCGTGAACGACAACGGAGAGGTCGAAGGTTTCGGGGAAATCAAGACGCGAACCCACAAGTTCGGCACCTTCCCAACGTATATGATTAGCAGCCACAAGGTCGCAGATGCGAAAGCGCTTGCATCAGCCACCGGACTGGATGTATTTTTAATTGTCGAGTGGTCATGCGGAACCGTGGGCTACTTGAGTTTGGTGGAGTCTATGCCTGATCGCGTCGAGTGGGGAGGCAGGACAGACAGGGGTGATCTTCAAGACTCGGAGCCTGTCAACCACTACGACATCAATCGTTTCAAAATCGCAACAAAGGAACAAATTAACAATGACGAGTTCGACATATAGATTCAACGGCAACACAATAAAACTCAAAGATCAGGACTTTGATCGCTGGCAAAAAGCATTCAAGAACATCCCGAACCTTGAGGCGGTGTTGCAATCCCGCGATGACTGGCTCACATACGACGCCGAAATCAAAACACAACAACGCTGGTTCCTCAGTACCTCCGCATATCTGGCAAAGCTTGATGCTAAAGAGGCTAAAGAAAATAGGACGGATTCGGTAGGCCGCAAGGTCGATGCCGAAGGCAGGGTAAAATTTAAGACTGCACCGTAGCTATGAGCTTCTGGGACAAGCTGGCAAGCGAAGGGTTTGCCATCAACGATCTGCGCGAGGGGCAGCAAAAAATTCTTTGCCCCCAGTGCAGCAGCACTCGCAACAAAAACAAACACGAGCCTTGTCTGTCGATGTCAATCGACCATGGTGGTGCGCAATGGCGTTGCCACCACTGTGAATGGACGGGGAACG